CGGCCATTTTCTTGCCGCAGCCGGGGCAGAACGGCATTTTGGGCTTGACCTTTTTTCCGCAGCCCTTGCACGGCGCCTTCATCGCCTTCGCGCGCTTGCCGGCCTTGGGCTCGTCCATGGTGTCGGCGTCGGAGTCGGTGTCGTCGTCCTCGTCGTCGTCGTGGTGCAGCACCGGCGCCGCGCCCTTCACTGCGGACGTGTCGTCCGTCTCGACAGCGTCGGTGTCCGGGGTCTCAGCTGCGGTCGTGCTGTCCGCGCCCTTCTTGACCTTGTCGTCATCGTCGAGAGGGTTCGCGACGCCCAGCGCCTGCGCCCTGCGCGCGATCAGCTTCCGCGCCGCCGCGACGTTCCCGTGCCCCGACCGGGCCAAGATCGCGGCATTTTGCAGGTCACCGGCGGTCTCAATCGGATACGAGCCGTCCGGCAGCGCCTTCCCTTCCGACGCAAGACGGCGCCGGGTCGCGGTGTCGATGTCCCGCTTGTACACATCCGTCTCGGCCTTGTAGACGGCTTCCTGCCGTTCCTCGGCCTCCTGCCGGTGCTTCAGCAGCTTCGCCAGATCACCAGGGGTGATCGACAGGGACACGTCTTTCGGCAGGTCCACGCTCACCGTGGCGTCCTCCATCTCGGGCGCGGCTTCCTTGGTGAGCAGGTCCCCGCCGACCATCTTGCCGACCCACTCCGGGGCGCCATCCGACGCCGCCTTGACAAGCTGGAACGAAGATCCGAAGTTCGCGCCGCGATCGACCACTGAGATCTCGCCGAGGCCAGTCAGTCCGTCTGAGCGGTCTGTGATGACGCCGTTGACAGCCTTGCCCGCCGGGTCCAGATGGCGGAACTTCGGGTCACCCCTGCGGACATCCGGGTTCATGATGCCGACGCTGAAGTCATTCAGCACCTTTGAGCGGATGAGGTGCTTCGCAGTCGGGTCTGCGATCAGGGCCTTGACGTAATGCCCATCGACTTCCATCCCGCGCCCAACCGGCCTCTTGGGATCGTGGCCCATGCGGATGTTCGCCTTGGTGTCGAACCAGGTCTTGATCCAGCGGAGGCTGGCATCGGGATCGACCACTTGCAGGTCGCTGTCCAGCGTCCCGTCCGTGGCCTTGCCCCAGATCTGGAGGTCAGGCGTGCCGTCCACCGGGTTGATGTCCTGCGTGTCTTCCGACTTCTCAATCGGGAACGAGAAGCGGGTAAAGCCACCGTCCACGGTCGTCGCCTTGGAGGCTTCTTGAACAAGAACGGCCACACAGCTCCTTATCGGGAAAACGGCAGGCCAGACGGCCATAAACGATAAGATGGACGAATAGGAAAAGCCCTGGCAGTGGTAGCACACCGCCAGGGCAAGGCACCGAACCGGATAAGGCGGTTACGGCACCATGGCCAAGCGTACGTGCAACATCGAAGGCTGCACCGATACTGTCGCAGGCCGCGGGTGGTGCAGCATGCACTATCAGCGCTGGAAGAACAACGGCGATCCGCTGATCGTGAAGCGGCGCTTCCGGCAGGCGCCAGTGTGCGAAAGGCGAGACTGCGGCAAGCCTGGTTTCATGCGGGGCCTGTGCCTGCCGCACTACCGTGATCTGCAAAACGCCGAGCGTGGACCTTGCTCGGTTGACGGCTGCGCTGAGCCCTGGGCGGCGCGGGGCCTGTGCGTGGTGCATTACCGGCGCTTCCAGCGGACCGGCTCGACCGATGCACCCAAGATGGCCGGACGCCCGTGCTCTGCTGACGGATGCGATGACCGGGTGCGGGCGCATGATCTGTGCGAGAAGCATTACAAGAACCAGCGCAAGTATGGGACGCCATATGCGCCGCCCAGACGGGACAAGGTCTGGCTGCCGTGCTCGCAGGATGGCTGTACCGAACTAGCGACACGGCGGAACGGCATGTGTAATCGCCACTACCGTGCCGACATTGCCACGGCTAAACCGCAGTGCTCTATGCCCAGCTGCACTAAAGCGGCCCGGCGTGGCGGGTTCTGCGAGCCTCACGGCGGTTGGACGTGGCATCTCTACAAGAGGTACGGGATCACACGGGAACGATACGACGCGTCGATTGAGGCGCAGGGTGGCCTGTGTGCGATCTGCCGCCGTCCGCCAGAAGCGGCGAATGATCGCGTGAAGCGGCTCGTTGTCGATCACGACCACGGATGCTGTCCTGGCGATACGTCATGCGGCAAATGCGTCCGGGGACTGCTCTGCGTATGGTGTAACCGCCTGCTGGGCATGGCCATGGACGACGCTGAACGCCTTCTCGCTGCGGTCAGGTACTTGCAAGCGACGGCAGGGGCCGTCCAGTTGTCGCTGGCGATCTAACCGGATGTGGCGTCGAGGAACGCTACGAGCGCACCTGCGGACATCGTGATCTGCTCAGGCACCCCGTAGGCGACCTTCACAACCGGGCCGCCGGCGGTCTTCCGCGATTCGGCGAACAGTTCCCCCGCGCGCTGCCGCAACTGCGCGGCCTGCTGCTCCAGCTGGTGGATCTGCGCGTCAAGGGCCTGCTGCTGCGCGAGGAGGCCCGACACGTACTGCGACCACGTCTGCCCGCTCGCAGATGTGCTGGTGGTGGATGAGGTGCCGGTGGAGGCGTTCGCGGCGTTGATCGCGGCCTGGTTCGTGTTCGTGGTCGCGGTCGTCGCCCCCGCCGCCGCCCCCGTCGGCGCGGCCGAGGTTGTGGACGACGGGCTGTTCGCCCAGGCGATCGTCGCCTGCAGCGCCCGCAGTTGCTGTTTGAGCTGGGTGATCTCGGCTTCGATCTGCCGTTCCTGCTGCAGGTCGGCTTCGGCTTCGCGCCAGTACTGCTCGCGCTGCGCCGGTGTCGTCGCCGCGCCGCCGCCAGCAGCGCCGGCAGCACCCGTCCCGCCCCCGCCACCCCCCGAACCGCCGCCACCGCCGGGGGCACCCGCGCCACCGCCGCCGCCTGCGCTGGGCGGCATTCCCGGCGACATAGGGTTACGGGTCCACTCACCCGATGCGTGCGCGTTGCCAGCCGGGTTACGGGCCTCGTTCGCGTAGGCGTTCCCCCAGCCCTTGGCCGCCTCGGTCTGGGTTGTCATGGGGCCGCCTTCCCCTCGGGAACCATCTGCGGGACCAGCGCCTGCAACCACACCGCCCGCAGTCACTCCCGCGCCGGTAATGACTGTGAACAGCCCGGTCATGCCCGCACCTGCACACCGCAGCCATCACTGGCCCCGCAGGTCCACTTTTTCGCGCCACACCCACCTGTTACGGGGGCCGCGGACGATGAAACCCGTGTCCAGCACCACCGCGCCGTGATCCAGGTCCACGTCAATCCCGGCAGCGTCCAGGGCCTGCAAGGCGTCGACGACGGCGGCGATGAGCTGTTCAGCCGCCATGGCTGGCGCGGAGCGCTTCCCATTCGGCCAGGGCACGCCGGGACGCCGCCTGCACCTCAGGTGTCACTTTCCCGCGCCCCCAGTGCAGGTCACCTGCGGCCCACCGTTTGATCGCGTTGATCGCGTAGGCGACGGCGGTGCTTTCGTCCAGCCCCTGGTCCCGCATCAGGGCGGCGGCGATGTGCTCGACATAGTTGGGCAGTTTCTGCTTGAACGGGACGTGCTTGTCCGGGGTGTGCCACAGCCCGTGCGGGCCGAGCAGATGCGGGGTGGCTTCCAGCATCGGCGTCTGCGCCGATTTCAGCGCCCGCCGGATCCGTTTCACGTCCTCCAGCAGCTCCGGGCGGACGGCCGGGTTTTCCTTCAACTGGGCCGGGTCCCACCACGCGAGCGCCTCAACATGGTCCCCGTCCGGGTCGTCCGGGTTGGTGACATCGTCGCGGTCACCGTGGATCGGCACCGCATCCTCCGACGGCACGGTGTGGACGAAACCCCGGTACCTACCGTTGCCGCTGTTCCAGATGCCTTCCAGGTCCCCGTCAGGGACCTCGCACCCGGTTTCCTCCGCCCACTCCCTGCGTGCGGCCTCGAGCGCGTCCTCACCGGCGTCCAGGCGGCCGCCGGGGAACTCCCAGAACCCGGCGGCTTTGTCGTCGCCGCCGGGGTCGATGGCGCGCTGGAGCATCAGGATCCGGCCCGTGTCCGCCGCCCTGACGGCCAGGCCCGCGGCGACAGGCGGCTTGTCCGCCTTTCCGTAGAGCATCTCGCCGTAAACTTCACGAGCTGCCGCAGCCTGAAGTTCGCGCTGGGCGATGGCGGCCACGTCCTCAAAGCCATGCCCAGAGAACGCCTTGTTCGCCGGGTCTTCCCCTTGGTGGATCTGTGCGCTGTGCGTCTCGTCCCAGGGCCCGTCATCGCGAGGAACGAACCCGACGTAGGCGAGCACTGGTTTGCCGAGCTTGCGGTACGCCAGCGTGCGGTGGTGCCCGTCGATGATCTCGGTCTTGTCGTCGCCGGGTTTTTGCACCATGACGACGGGGTTGGTGTGCCCGGTGCCGTCCTTGATGGCCTTCGCGAACCGGTCCACGGCCTTCGGTTCGTGGGATGCGGCCCAGGAATCCTCGTCGCTGGTGTTGATCCGGTCCTGCGGGATCCGCACGGGCCCGATCCAGCGGGCGTCCCGCATCCAGCCGAGCGCCTTCTCCGGGTAGTTCTGCCGCATCTGCCCGATGACATGCTCGGCCTCAACCGGGTTCGGGTCCGTCAGGTCGGCCGCGTTCTTCCCCACTGCGTTCGGCGGCCGGCCGATCCTGCCATCACCCGGCACCGGCATGGCGGGGGCCTGCTGAGTACCGTGCCCGCCTTGCGGCCAGTACCCGTCCATGTACGTCGCCGGCCAGCGGGCCCCCGGCAGCGGGCCAACCTCACGTTCGCCGGGCCAGTCCGCGTCGTCAGCATCATCGGGAGCCGTCGCTATGCGGGGGGTGACTTCGCCGCCGTTCCACCGCAGCGGTTCCCCGCCCGCCGTCACACCGGCAACCCCGCCGGGCCGGTACCCGCCGTTCCCGTCGTGCGGCACCGGGGCGCCGAGCGCGCCCTGACCGGGGGCGGTGCCGTACTGGTCAGACCCTGCAGGCCAGTACTCCTGCCCGTTCAGCCCCACCGACCGGCGTGCCTTCTCCACATCCGGCGCGCCGGCAGGCAGGACCGCGCAGCGGCATCTCGGGTGCTGCGGCACCGTCAGCGCACCGGACTGGAACGCCGCATCCAGCGGGATCGGCCCTTCGGCGGCGTTCGCCGCGCACACCGGGCACGGGCCGTCTTCGGTGACCCATTCCTTGTAGGCGACCCCGACCTGCCGGTAGTGCTGCATCGCGGCTTCGCCCTGCGCCTGCCCGATCTCAGTGCCGGCGATCATCGGTGCGCGCTGCGGCACCATCAGCAGCGACTCCAGCCGGGTGATCACATCCGCCGGGGCGCCGCCCGATGCCGCGGTGTCGGCGATGGCCTGCTCGATCTCGCCGACGCGGGTGCCGGACATGCCGGTGACCGCGTTCTCGCCGTGGGAGGCGATCCACGCCTTCAGCGTCTCCGGGACGGCGGTGCCGATCGTGCGCCGGTCGCCGGGGGTCCAGTTCCCGAATCCGCTGCCCGTGCCGGTTGCTTCCAGCGCGGAGCGGTGGCCGAGGTGCCACGCCTCCCGCCACAGCGCCCGCAGCACCTTCCGCAAAGCCTGCGCGATCAGGTCCCGGATCAGCCCGGCCAGAACCTGCCGGGTGACCGCCAAAGTGCCGGCCCACCAGCGGCGGATCAGCGCCGCGGCCTTCCGGAGGGCTTTGCCGAACGCGGCGGCTATCTTCCCGGTGTAGACGCGCGCCAGGTCCTGGTCATGCGCCCACCCGGCCCACCCTTTTGGGCCACCGGCCTTCACCACCGTCTCCACAGAGCCGGGGGGGAGGGTGATCAGCGCCCCGGCGACCGCCTCATTCACGGTGAGGCCCTTGGTGAGGTCCTCGGCGATCGTCGCCAGCGTGACACCGGGAATGAACCTGGGCCGCCAGGTGCGGATGTCGCGGCCTTTGCGCAGATGGCGGCCGAGGGCCTCAAGTTCGGCCTTCGCCGCCCGTCCCCGGCCCGAGGTGACACCCATGTGACCCTGGGCGGCGGAATGCGCCGGCGTGCTCCCCACGGTGCGCCCGGCGCGTTCCGGCGGCACCTCCGCCTGGCGGCGGGACCCGGTCGGCAGCCCGAGCCGCGGGTTGTGCGTACCCACAGGCCGCGATGACGGGGGGTGGTGCACTCCGATCGGCTTCGGAGTGCCCGCAGCAGCGCCGGTGCCGCTGGTGGCGGTGGCTTCGCCCGCTGCCTCCGACGATGGGCTGCCGGTGCTGCCGGAGTACGGGCCCGAACTCGCGCCTTGCATGTCCGCGCCCGGCATCCACTCGAACGGCATCGGCCCCATCTGCGTGAAAACCACCGGCCCGGACGTTTCCGGCAGCCCCCACGGGGGCAGTTCCAGCTCACCCCGCGCCTCATCCACCGACCGGATACCGTTCTGCACCTGCTTGACCAGCAGATCCGTGGTCGCGGCCTGGTCCTGCGCCTCATCCAAGCCGGCGAAGGTGAACTTCATGTCGTCCTGGCCCGCGATGACGTGCAGGACGGTGTTCATGATGTCGCAGATGAACTTCAGCAGCGGCTTCGTGCTGGTCCGCTCGTGCACCGTGCGGCTGGCCTGGGCCATCTCCCGGGCCGCGAACGGGGACGCCACGGTGGATACCTTGGGGATGATGCCCAGGGACATCGGGTCGACGTCGTAGGTCATCGCGACGTTGTTCATGATGATCTCGTCGAACTGGTCGGCGAGGTCCTGCGCCCGCTGCGGCTCAACCCGCGCACCCGGCGGCAACACAATGATCTTGTGGTGCCAGGCGGGGTCACCCGCGTACGCGTTCAGCGCGTCCTGCAGCTCCCGGATCTGGTTCGGCGTGATATTCGCATCCCCAGGGGAGATGTACACCGCCGGGACGGTGCCCTCCCGGTAGTAGTCCAGCTGGTACGCCTGCTTCTGCAGGCCCGTCATGATGACGATCAGCGCCTGCTCCGTCGGCCCGAACCCGTACGGCGTGAACGACCGCGGGTTGGTCGGCAGGTACAGCATCTGGTCGGTCGTGAACGCCCCGAGCGCGTCCCCGCCCATCCCGGCTTCCTCAATGTCGCGGCCGGTGACCATCGTCATGAAATCGCTGCGCGGCACCCCGTACAGGTATTGCTGGTACGCGGGTGCCGGGGGACGGGGGGTGGCGCCGTGCAGGTCCAGCAGCGGCCGGACCGTCGCACCGTTGATCAGCTCGATGCAGTCCAGGTCGGAGCCGAGGACACCGCGGCCGAGGCCGGTGCCGCGTTTCGGCTTCAGCATCAGCGTCAGCGCGTCGAAGACGAAAATCTCCTCGAGGATCGCCTTCAGCCACGACGACAGGGTGAAGTAGTTCGGGTCGGGCTTGCGGAAGAACTTGACCGCTTCGGCGCGGCGCTGCCCGAAGTCCCGCATCGCCTCGTGGTCACCCTGGTACGCCTTCGCGGCCTCGTGGGTGGGCACAATGTCCCAGTCCAGCCCGGCGATCTCATCCTTGCGCCGCTGGATACAGGTCCGGGCGATGCTGTAGATGTCGGCGAGGGACCGCAGCGTGCCGAACGACGCCAGCTTGATGCCCTCGGAGCCGGGCTGCCCGACGGGGAGGTTCCAGCCGACGTTGAACTCCCACCGGCGGGCGTCCGGCATCTCCCCGCCCGGCGGCGGCTCATCAACCGGGACCGGCAGGATCGGGCTAAACGGCCCGAACGCGCCTTGGGTGAACGTCGACGCCGGCCGCGGCAAGAACGGGCCGTAGGCGTTGGCGTAGCCGCGTTCGTTCGCTAGCTGCGCGGCAAGAGGGCTTATCTGGCCGATATTGGGCCCCAGGTTCGCGCCCTGCGGCGGCATCGTCGGCCGCGCCCCGCCGGGGACGGCCTTAGCGGCGCGCAGGATCGCGCTCTGACTCGCCATAAGGTCCCACCGGCCCTTCGGCTAAGTCGTCAGCGGTGCGTACCATGCACGTGCCGCACCGTTTCCCTATGCGCGGTGTGGGCAGTCCCCGGCCTGTTGGAGCAGGTCGGGGACCTAGCCCGGCTCGGCCGAAGGTGGTTCTTCTTTCGCCTGCGCGATGAGCCCGTTGACGGCCATGTTCGCGCCGACGATCAAAGCAGCCTCAATCAGGGTGCCGCCGCCGCGGCGCAGGGCGCGGAACATGGCGATGATGGCGACTCCCCCAGCGTCCATGGGGGCGAACGGGTCAGCGGGCATCGCGTCCGGGCCGTCACTCACCGGGCTCACCTGCTTCCCTGGGTTCTTCGGCGGCGTCGGCTGCGAACACCACCTTCGACGTGTCCCACTCGCCATGCAGGTGGAACACGGCCTTCGTCTTGCCGTCCTCGCCGATCACCTCAGCGGAGGCGTCGGTGATCCCGTCCGGCCAGAACGACCCTTCGACAACGTTGCCGTCCCCGTTCAGCTTGAACGTCGCCAGCCGCGGGCAGGCGGGGGTGGACGCCCCCGGGTGGAACCCGGCGCAGAAGGTGCAGGTGGCGGTGGCGGCGTCCTTGAGCGCCTCTTCGCGTTCCTCGGTGCTCAGCGCGGGTAGCTGGGGGCCGCGGCCGGTCATCGCGTCCACGCGCGCCCTCGCGGCGTGGAGCGCCTGGTTCGCGGCGGGGTCGAGCAGCGGGAAACCTGGTGATGACGGCGCGGAGGGGGTGCTCATGCCGCCTCACCGTGCTTCTGCCGTGGCCGGAACCATTCCGGCGGGCAGCGCCGCTCCCGGATCCACCGCGGCCACGTCTCATCCACCTCAACGGGCGCGAGCTGGACACCGTCGCCCATCCACGGGCACCAGCCCTGCTCATACAGCCGTCCGGCGGCGTTACCGGCGGCGACTTTCGCCTTGTGCTCCAGGTGCGCGCAGGCCTCGTTTTTGGCCGTGATCGCGGCCGGGCCGCCGAGCCAGGAGAAATGCCACCCCGCGTCGATGCGGGGCAGCCAGTACTTCAGTTCCCGCATCCGCGCGAACGTGCGGATCTGCTTCCACCGCACGGCGGAGGTGCAGACCTGCCGGACCGGGTTTTCCCAGTCGACGGCGAACGTCATGTGCCGCACTTCCATCGCCCACCCCGCGCCGCCGAGCGGCGGCAGCGGGGTGGGGGGGATCTCATCAACGTCACCGACAAGCACAACGTCATCGGGGGCGGCGCCGTGCTGCTGGAGGGCGGCGGCGCAGGCGTTACGCTGCGCGTTCTCCCGCACCCACGGGTCGTCACTGTCCGGCAGGTTAGTGGCGGCGATGTGGAGGATCCGGTCCTTCCACGGCGCGAACCGCTCCAGGTGATCCCCGAACCACAGCGGTTTCGGATGCCCCTGGAAATCGACGTCGGCCTCGGCGACGACGTGCATCAGCCCGGGCACGTCCTGGAACTCCGTCAGCCGCATCTCAAGCATGTCGAGCTCGTCGCGGAGCATCACGCAGTCCCAGATCACCGCAGGCCCCGCACTTTCGCCAGGTCCTGCTGGAACTGCGTGGCTTTCCATTCAAGGTAGCGGGCGTAGTCGCCGGGGAGACGCCCCGCAGTTTCCGCATAGACAGCGTCGCCGGGGACGTCCGGGCAGACGGTGGGGTGCCGGTGCTCAAGGACCGCTTCGGGGACGTACCGGAGGCACTCGGCCCCGTTGCCGAGATCGGCCCAGGTGTTGTCGATGCAGAAATGATCAAGTTTGGGGTTGGCGAACCAGCCGAGGGCCCAGAAGATGTTCGAGGAGATCGCGACGTGCTCGGGGATGTCGTTGCGGCGCCGGTCATCGGGGTAGGCGTACCCGGTGCCGCCCATCCCGCCGATGGCGGCGCACAGCAGCTTGTCCCAGCCTTCGGTGCGGGGGATCGTGTCGTCGCCGGTGAACATCAGCACCGGGTACCGCTCCGCGTACAGCCCGGCGGCGGTGTTCATTTTGACGACGATCGTGGACCTGGGCAGCGTCATCATCCGCGCCCCAGCCAGATCCATGCCTTCATACGACGGGTCGTCGCTGTCGTTGATGAGCAGCAGGTCGGTATCGCCCCGCACGGTTTCACCGAAGGCCTTGATGAACCGTTCGGCGCCGGCGCGGCGCCCCCGGACAGGGACCATCACGAGCATGTCAGGCACAAGCGCCGCCTCTCAGATGAGCCGCTCGGTCCACGTCTTCGGCGTCCGCTCCGATGGCAGCTCGACCGGGAGATGGTAGTCAAACGGCCGCGGCCCGCGTTCCTTGATCCAGGCGATCAGCTGCGCCAGCCCGTCCTCCAGCGCCCACCTGGGCTCGTAGCCGAGGAGCGCCCGTGCCTTGGCCGCCGAGCAGGTCGCGGTGTGGACCTCAGCCGGCCGGGGCGGCATGTGCACCGGCTCCAGGGCGGATTCGGTGAGCTTGAGGATCAGTTCGGCGAGTTCGGCGATGGTGACACCCTCGTCGTCGGGGCCGACGTTGACGACCTCACCCGCGGCTGCCGGTTCGGTGGCCATCTGCATCAGCGGGCCGGTGACGTCGCCGATGTAGGACAGGCAGCGGCGCTGCGTGCCGTCGCCGTACACGATCGGCGGTTTGCCCTGCAACACGCGGTTGGCCATGATGGCGGCGACGTTGCGGAACGGGTCCCAGTACCGCTGGCCGGGGCCGTAGATGTTGTGCGGCACCACGACCGCCCACTCAAGCCCGTGCAGCCCGCACAGGGTGCGTACGGCGTCCTCGGCGGCCGTCTTGGCGCACCCGTACGGGTCGACCGGGGCAGTCCGCATGTTTTCGGTGAAGGGTGCCTGCTGCGCCCCGTAGCGGGACATCGACGAGCAAAACACGAACCGGCGCACCCCAGCAGCGATCGACGCGCGGAGGACGGAAATGGTGGACATGAGGGTGTTCTCGTACACCATCTCCGGGCTGAAAACCGAGAGCCCTTCGTACGGGGCGGCGGCGCAGTGGTACACCACATCGGTCCCGGCCAGGATGCTGCCGCCGTAGACGCCGTGGCTGGCGCACGGCACCGCTTTCCACAGCGCCCCTTTGGGCACGTTGCGGCGGTCACCGCCGAGCATAGAGTCGATGCCGCGCACGTCCCAGCCTGCCTCGAGGCCGCAGCGGGCGAGGTGGGAGCCGAGGAAACCCGCGACCCCGGTGATGAACACCTTCACGGCAGGAGCGCCCGCACTTTCGCCACGTCGGCCTCCATCTGCTGCGCCCGCCACTGGTGGTAGGCGGCTTCGTCGGCGTCCCAGTACAGTTCCCGCGCCTCGCTGTACAGCCCCTCGTAAGGTGCTTTACCGGCGCACGGGTGCAGGTGCTCGATGATCACACCGGGCAGGTAGGTCAGGCAGCCGGTGCTGCTGGCCAGGTCGGCCCACGCGTTGTCGATGTAGAAGTGCGACACTGCCGGCAGCGCCATCCAGCCGAGCGCGGCGATGATGTCTGCGGAGATCAGCGCCGAGCAGGGCAGGTCGTTGCGGAGCAGGTCGTTGGCGTAGACGATGCCGGTGCCGCCGTGACCTTCGAGTGCGGCCATCATGACCTGGTCCCAGCCGGGGGTGCGGGGCATGTTGTCGTCACCCATGAACATGACCGCCCCGTAGCCGGTGCCGTGGTCGGCGGCGGCGCGGTTGATTTTCGGCGCGGTCGGCATCCGCGGGTACGTGACCGCCCGCACACCCAGCCCGGGGAGTATCCCGTCGTAACTGCCGTCGTCGTCGTCGAGGACCATCAGCAGGTCCGCTTCCCGCGCGGTCGCGCCGAACGCCTCAGCGAACCGGGGCGCGGAGGCGGGGCGCCCGCGGACGGGGACGATGACGAGCAGTCCGCCGGTCATAGCCAGACGGTGCTATCCGGCCGGATGGGGCCGCGCGGCGGTGCGTAGAAGTAGCAGGCGAGGCTTTTCCGCCAGTGCCCGCCGGTGATGGGCTCCGGGTGCCCGTGCCACGACGCCGGACCGCACTCGAAGATCGCTGTCCGGTTCGACAGCGGCAGGATCTCGATTTCGCGGTGTTCCCCCAGGTACAGCACCCCGCCCCACGACTTGTCCCATGTGGGGTTGAGGAACACCAGCAGGTTGAGCCGCCGCTCCAGCCCTGTGGAGGGGTGGACGTTGAAGTCGCGGTGCACGGCGAGGCGGCCACCTTCGCCGGTCATGTGCATCCCGCCGCCGAGGGTGTCCGCGACGAGGCCGCGGATGCCGGTGAGTTCTTCGAGCAGCGGGGTGGCGTTTTTCATCCGCGCCAGCATGCGGCGCACGGCGGGGCCTTGCATGTTTTCGGCGCCGCACATTTTGCCGCGTTCTTCTTCCCCGCCGTAGGTGATCCACCGCGGGTCGGTGCCGGGGGGAAACTCGCTGGCCGCGGCTTGCAGGTCGGCGTCGTCCCACAGGCCGTCGATGACGGCGTGCGGGAACGGGTCAGTTTCCCAGGTGGCTACGCCCAACGCGGTTTTCTCCTGTCATGCGGATGATCCCGAGGCCGTACGATCCGGGCCGGTTCTCCCACGAGCGGTCGTTGGCGGCGCACCAGGTGTCGAGCGCGCGGGCGACGTCCCGGTCGGTGGGGCCGTCCTCTTGGAACTGGGTGTCGTGCAGGAGCACGGTACCGCCCGGGGCGACCCGCGGGGCGTACGCCTCAAGTTCGGCCAAAGTCTGCTCGTAGGTGTGGGAGGTGTCGATGAACAGCACGTCACACACCGGCGGCGCCCAGCCCAGCGCCTCCGGGGACAGGTCATCGGCGAGCAGGAAATGCCAGCGGGTGTCCTCACGCCAGTCGTTCGGCACCGCCGGGGGCGCGACGTCGGCGGACCACAGGTGACCGCCGGAACACGTCGCGGCGAGCAGCGCGATCGTCGAGTTCCCTTCCCGCACCCCGAGTTCGATCACCACCGGGTCCGGGTAGGAACGGACCGTTTCGTACAGGTACGGAAGGTGCCCTTGGATGTCGGACCACACGGCGGCGCGCGCCTGGTAGGCGGGGTACCAGAGGCCGAGGTCGCCGAGCGCCTCCCACCCGGCGCGCATCCCCGCAGGCTCGGCCCAGCCGGCCGGTTTGGAGGCTTTGAGGAACGCCCCTTCAACCTGGGAGTCTTCCCGCAGGTCGAGCACTGTCAGCCCGGCGGCTACGGCGATGGCACGCAGGTCGTCCACGCTGAACCGCCAGTAGTCACCGGGGTGGCCGTGGTAGCCGAAACCGGGCGACGGGACGGTGACCAGCAGCGTCCCGCCCGGCTTCACGACGCCCACGAGGCCGGCGAGGGCCGCCTGCCAGCCGGGGGCGTGTTCGAGCATGCTGGCGGCGACAACGATGTCAGCCCCGCCTGGGTACAGCACGGGGAGGTCTTTCGCGTCGGCGACGACATCGACACCGGGGCCGGGCCGCAGGTCGA